GAGAGCCAAAGTGGTCGTAAAGATATAGCCTACCAGACCCAAGGGTTTTACTAAATGCATTTTTGATTTCTTCATCGGTGATGTCTCCACGGTGGATGTGTATAGGATAGTTAAGATTGATACTAATAAATCTTTGAGCTGTGCGTCTGTTATTTTCCTCAAGGGCGATAACTCCAACGGTTTGCCCTTGGCGTACCAATAAGTCATACGCAATTTCATTAACAAAAGTTGATTTGCCAATACCTGTGCCTGAACAAACTAATACTAATTCCCCTAATCGGATTCCTTTTAACTTGTCGTTTAAAAAAGAATAAGGGTACTCATAAGAGTGTACTTCAGGATCTTCTAAAACTTTATCAAGTAGTTTAGAAGCGTTAACAATTCCATCAGGTTCATATTCAACAGCGTCATAAACCATTCTCATAATGGCTTTATTATCGTTAGCTGTTAATGCTTCACTAGCATCCTTGTAACCTTCTACTGTACCTATCTTGCCTCTACGAGGTGGTAACAGTTGTATGTCTCTTTGAGCAGCTTTCTTACCATGCTCATCATTGTCATAACATAAGATAATTGTTTCAAATGTAAGAACCCAAGGTAACTGTGCCTTTAATGTTTTGTTACCTGATTCAACACCATTTGGTAATGAGACACAAGCCCAAGATCTATTTCTTGCTTCTGCATATGACAATGCATCATACTCTCCTTCAAAAATTACAAGGAGTTTACCTCCACTTCCCCATTTCTCTTGTCCAAGAAACCTTGAATCAGGATTAGATCCTTGCATTAAGAATTGTTTGTTTGGTTTCCTTATCTTGTAACCAGTTAATCTTCTTTGGTTATCGTAGATAGCCCAATAATATGCAGGTTCTCCTCCATGCATTCCTTTTTGGTATCCAAAAAATTTACAGGTATCAACGCTTATATTGCGACTTTTAATAGGTACATAATTACCTATTACAGGTTCTATTTCTTTTATTGAAGAAGTCATTGGTTCGGAAAGAGTAGATGGAATGTATGTGTTGCAGCCAGGAGTGAAGCACCAGCCATGCCCATCCTCATATACTGCTAAATTGTTTTTTGACCCACAATTAGGACAAGGCTGGTGTATTACAGACAATTAAAAACCTCCAAAGATTAAAGTCCTTGGAGGTTTGGTAACCCTTTCCCTTACCAACCGAACTATAACATAGTCAACCAGCTTTTGGGTAAATTAGGACCCTCCGTCCAAGGAATGTTGTGCTTTTCACACCAGGTAGCATATGTCATGCGACCTTTACTAGTTAATTTTCGATGTGCCTTCTGAAAGACCATACGAATATCAACTTCAGGATGCTGCTCTTTAAATAATTTAATGAGCCTTCTATCTTCTGCATCAAAATAGCCTTTTACTTCTAAAACTATTCCGTTGTCAAGAACAAAATCTGGTGTATAACTTCTAGGAATTAATATGTTGTATTTACTTTTTTCATACAACCAATTAACTCCTAAAGAAGTCATATCCTGTGCCACCTTAGATTCAAATCCAGACCTAAAACCATCAACAGTTCGTTTACCGTATTTATGGAATCGTCTGGGCATAATCTAAAAGTCAGGATCGGGGATCTCACACTCTGGAACACTAGCAGGTTTTTGTACATTTGGCTTGGATTGTTTAAATCCTTCTGTAATTTGAAACTCTTCGTCTAAGTTGAGATCACCAGCATCACTACTATCATCAAGCGTTACCGCTTTAACAATCTGTATTGCTTGTGGTCTAATCCTCATGCCTCCCTTTGGGCTGCGTGGTGAGTAACCCATTAGTAATGTTGATACGTTTACCTCAGTACCTTCCTTCAATACCAATCCTTTATCAACTGGTACAAGTTCACCATCGACAACTGGAAATGGAAACTCCTCATACTTAGGTTTAGCAGTAAGTCTTACGGTAATTGTACCGTCATCATTCTGTATCCAAGGCTCATCATAAAAACCTTTCTTGCCAGTTTGATCTCTGTACCAATCACATAAACCTTCGTACTTTTCTTGTAGTTCATTTAAAAGTTTATCGACATCTTTTGTAACTGTTACTTTGATGCGAAAATCACTTGGTTCTCCTTGATACTTTGGAGTATCAAAAAAACTAGGAACAAATCCTGTTAATGTTCCTGAAAACTTTAATTTAGTCTTAGCCATAATCTTTTTTGAAAGGACAAACAAATATTAATTAAAGACGAAAAAGATGGAACATATATTAGGACACTAATATAACTGTCCTTTAAAGAAAGATGTTGTTACTGTTCTGTTAATGCCACATTATACTTAATAATGTATATATATTTATTACTATGACTCCTGAAGCAGAACGTTTTAACGGTTGGGCAGCAATGATTGGTGTAACTGCTGCTATTGGTGCTTATGCACTTACAGGTCAAATTATTCCAGGTATTTTCTAATGGCACATAAAGGTAAAGGTTCTTGTAAAGGTAAAGGCAAAGGAGGCTACAAAAAATGAGTAGACCAGGCTTGTATGCCAACATTCATGCTAAAAGGAAAAGAATTGCTGAAGGTAGTGGTGAAAAAATGAGATCAAAAGGTGCTAAAGGTGCTCCTTCTGCAAAAGATTTTGCTAAATCAAAACTTACATCAAAAGCTTATTTAAAAAAGAAGAACAAATAAGTTTTTCTTATGTAATGGTTGTTACCACAAATTACATACTATAATGTAATTGCACGTTTATCCTTTCGGACGCATGAAGCTCAATCAGGAAACGGGGATTGAGTTACAGGAGGTTACGATGAAACGAATTAAACTTGTTTATCGTGGAGTTGTTTACTACATTAACAACTAAGTGGTCAGGTGCTCCTCGTGTTCATTATGTTTCCAATCATTAATGATCTTCGAGGTAGCATCATTCTTTTTATCGCTACTCCAACACTCTTTCTTTGCTATCTCATCTATCTGAGAAAGTTGAATAATTAATTTATCTGCCCTTGATGAACCCATCTTCTTCTTCATCTTCAGGAGGCAAATCACCATACAACGATATTATCTCTCCATCCTTACCTAAAAAATAACATTTGTTATCTATAATTTTTCTACGGTCATCTTGTAATAAATCTATAAATGCACTAAGCAATGCTTGACAAGTACCAGCTTCAAGTACTGTTCTATGTAAACTAGTTTGAGCCTCCATGACCTCTGTAACGTCTTCTGCTTGCTCTTCTTCTGAATCAAGATATTCAAGTGCCCTTTTAGCTCTAGTCTCCAGGACACGCATTCTACCTAAAAGCATTGGAACGTAGTCACTAGCTACTTTACGAAGTGGAGCATAGAAACGATCTTTTGGAGTTGATCTTTTAATAATTGACATAAGCCCTCTGTTCTTTAATCAGTTTATACCACAAATATCGGTGTGGTGGTCGTGATAGTATTTACATAAAAATCTTGATATATTTTATTGATATTAAGAATCATAATCAATAGTAACAAAAAGTAATAATGTAACAATATGTTACATTCTCATCAATCTCATTTGTTGTTGCAATTAAGAATCATTATCAATTATATTTGATAACAAAAAAGAGCCTTAATTAGGGCTCTTAATTGTTATTTAGTAGCTCTTATTTATGGTCTTAATAGAAGTATTAAAACTAAAATAGTACACGATATTAACGGATATAACATAATATAAACTTATCTAATGCTCTTTAAATATAACTATTTCTGATCTATTATATTGAGCACATTTTTTACATTTACTACAGTTACTTTCTTTATATTGTGCATCGCATGGGAACAGCTCAACGGTTCCTTTATCTGTTTTAAGTTGTTTTTGCTTACCCGTTTCTATTTGATGCTTTACAGCTTCATTAAATAGCTTAGTATTTGTAATTACTACATCATGACCGTTAAAATAATGTTTTAGTGCATTCTTTTTAATTTCCGTACTAATATTAATAACAAAGTTTTCTTTACTGTGTTCTTTAACTGCATTAAGGTTATATTCTTTATTCTTTTTATCACAATGTAAGTGAGTATAAGTGTAAGTTGTTGTATTAGTTTTTCGAGTAGCTAAATATATTTTATTAAGTGCTTCTTTATCAATTTTTCTTACATCGTTTATATAATTTTCACTTGGTAAATCTCCACTAACATTTAACCTTAAAAAAGAATTAGTTCTTAATTGTTCTATTTCTTTAATTAAAGTATTAAAGTTATAACCTCTTTCATTTCTTGTCACCTTGTTTGCGTTCCAGCTCTGCGGTCCTTTCTTTGCATAACACTTGTTAAACAATGGGCAATATTTAGAGCAAGTTAACCAACTGGAAGTAGTCGCACTTACTAGTTTTTGAGGCTTTAAACCTGTTAATTTTTTGTTGGATGTTGCCTCTTTTAAATGGTAATTAGTCATGATAGTAATAAGATAAAAATAAAATTTTGCATTAAAAAAGAGCCTCTATTAAATAGAAGATAAAGGCTCTTAAGTTAGGATTAGATTTGTATTAAATTAGTAAGCTTTAATATTTTTAAGAAATATATAAAGGAGAATAATTGTACAAATCAAAATAATAAATGAAGTCATTTAATTTGTTGTTGTAAGTGGTAAATGTTTCTAAGTTTTACCAGGATTAACTCCCAGTAATCGACATTTAAATTGCCTCTTTCTGTGAGGTTATTGTCATTAATTAAATCTATTAATGATTGTGTTTCTTGCATTGTTAAACCGTTCATTTATAAAGCCTCATAGATGATGCTTTCTTAAGGTTAAAGTACCTTAACGTGGTTTTTTCTAACTCAATTAAAAGTTGACGGTCTAAACCTGGGCAAGTGTTGTTGTTTAAAGATCTTAGCTTTTGAATAACAAAAGCAGAATCAGTAAATTCTTTTAACCTCATTTAAGACCACCTTGTATAAGTTTTAATTGTGGTTTTTTGTTTACAAAAGGAGCTGATGCTCTTTCTATAAACTTGTTAAATTTTGCATTT